AGATGGTGATGTAAAGCCTGAAGATGAAGAAACAGCGGCGTTCATCGAATCATGTCTGCACGATATGTCAGATTCATGGGACCAAACACTTTCTCAAATTCTTTCAATGCTCGTATTCGGATATTCATATCACGAAATCGTTTACAAAACTCGCAAGGGTCCAGAAGAAAAAGACCCATCTAAGCGCTCCAAGCACACAGATAACAAAATCGGATGGCGTAAGTTGCCAGTTCGCTCTCAGGAAACTTTGTTTCGCTGGCAGATTGATGAGCGCGGTGGAATTCAAGCAATGGAGCAGACCGACCCATCATCGGGTGGCACTCACATTATCCCTATCGAAAAGGCTTTGCTATTCCGTACAACTACAGCAAAGAACAATCCAGAGGGTCGCTCAATCCTTCGTAACGCATATCGCCCTTGGTTCTTCAAGCGCCGTATTGAAGAAATCGAAGCAGTCGGTATTGAGCGTGACCTAGCAGGTTTGCCAGTTGCCTATGTACCACCAGAGTATTTATCAAGTGCGGCTACAGCCGAGCAAGCGAATGTTTTAGCAACAGTTCAAAACATCGTTACATCTATTAAGCGCAACGAGCAAGAGGGTGTTGTATTCCCAACACTTTATGACGATGCAGGGCATAAGCAGTTCGACCTAGTTCTCCTATCTTCAGGCGGTTCACGCCAGTTCGATACAGACAAGATTGTTCAGCGCTATGACCAGCGTATGTCTATGTCAATCCTTTCTGACTTTATTCTTCTTGGCTCTGACCGAGTTGGCTCATACGCCCTAGGTTCATCAAAGATGGATTTATGGTCAATGGCAGTTGATTCAATCGCTAAGAACATTGCTGAAGTATTTAACCAATATGCAATTCCACGCCTATTAAAACTTAATGGAATGGATGGAACACGATGCCCATACATTGCATACGGAGAAGTAAGCCATGTTGATTTGACTGAGATTTCAGACTTCGTAACCAAGTTGGCTACTGCTGGCGTTCTTATGCCAGACCCTAAGTTGGAAGATTACTTACGCGACTTGGCTGGTTTACCACCTGCCGAGCATGATGGTCAGGAAGCCTATGGCGCTCCTGCAATGCCTACCCCTGAAGGTGCTACACCTCCAGACCAATTTGCACCAGCCCCTCTGGAGGATGAATTAGACATCCCAGAAGGACAGGAAGCGCTAGACGGCGATTTAGAGTAGAGCCATGGCAATCAGATTTGGCTCTGGTAATGATGGCTCTCGTAACCCGCTAACGCCCGAAGAAGCGGCAATGGCGCGTGTCCTTGTTAATGCAATCCGTAATGCAACGGACAAAATCAAGGTAGATGAGTTGGCTAAGATTCTTGGGCGACTTGATGCAGATACTTTAGACCGCTTACTTAGAGCAATCTCAATTCAAGGCGATGCAACCAAGATTGAAAATCAGTTGCTTAGCATCATTGACCTTGGCGGAAAAGATGCAATCAAGGGGCTAAGAGATATTGCTCCTCAGTTGGCTTTGCCAGCATTTACTCCAGCCAAAGTTGAAATCGCCAATCCTGAAGCCATGGCAAATATGGATTTCTCAAAGATTCCTAATTGGGCAAGAGTTAATCCAGAGCCAATTGCATTTAATCTTTCTTTCAATAAGACCAACCCTAATTCCCTAGCCTTTGCATCTCGTAGGGCTGGAGAGTTGGTGCAGAGCATTGATGACCTAACCCGTCAAGCAATCCGCAAAATAATTATTGATTCTTTCAATGAACAAATTGATGTAAGGCGAACAGCCGTTCGAATTAAAAACATAATTGGTCTCCATCCAAAGTGGGCTGATGCCGTTCGAAAGTTTGAGAATCGTGAACTAGACCGTTTAATTAAGGCTGGTATCAAAGAGGCTCAAGCAATCGAACGCGCCCAGAAATCTGCTACAGCGTATGCAGACCGCCTCAAGAGCGCTCGCGCTAAGACCATTGCTCGTACAGAGATTCAGATAGCCCAGAATGAAGGTCGCTTAGAAGGTTATCGCCAAGCCGATGAAGCGGGATACATCGCTCCAGAAACCATGAAGATGTGGATTACAGCCCCAGATGAGCGCACCTGCGACATTTGTGCGCCTTTGAATGGAGAAGTTGTACCTTGGCTTGGAACCTTCTCTATTGGGCTGGAGAAGCCCATAGTTCACCCTAATTGCCGTTGCACCTTCGTAATCCTGCCACCAGATAGAGGCACCCAATGAAGGTAATTAAATTCCAGCCTGGGCTTATCCCAGTTCTTAAGCATGGAACACATGACCAGAAATCTCACGGCAACTGGGCTTATGGTTCATCCGTAGGGGATTTTACTCTTGAAGATGGTGCTGATTCAAAGAAACTGGCAATTTATTCGCACCCCAATGGAACAAGAGTTATTTTTCAAAATTTAAGCAAGGTTGAATCTGATTCCCCGATGGTCAAAGAAACGCTTGAAATTGTTAGTGATTTAAGCAAAAAATACCCTGTTCCAAATCTAACCTTTGTAGTGCAATCAGGTGAGGGTGGGGGAATCATTACCCGTGGATACGATGGAATTGCTTACTGCCCCGCAAATACTGATGAACCTGAAAGAATACAAGCGTGGTTAGATTACAAAAAAATGCCATCAGCAACAGACCCTAATGCACCCTATATTGCAATCCGTCAGAGAGTAGTTGCACCTGATTCTGTTCCAAGAGTTACTCGTATCGGTGCTGGCGGAATCATTAGACCAGAAAAAACACAAGAGCAGAAAACCGCATACCTGAAAGAACTTATTACCCATGAGTGGGGTCACGCTTTAGATACCCGCTCACAATCAGTTTCAGATGCTCAATTCAGAAATCGTGACAAAACTTCGACAAGTACATACGGAAACAAAAATGGCAGAGAATTCTTCGCTGAAACTTTTGCGGCTTTTGAATTAGGCGGTTTAATAAAAGATAAACCAGATAGCATACCTAATTACAAAAAAGCATCAAAATACCTAGGCATGGATTCATTAAAGGGCAAAGTTTCCAAAGAATCTTTTGAGGGTTTTATTGTTTATGAGAACTTTGAAACTGAAGAACCTTTGCTTATAGAGGGAGGCACTCCCTTAGACTTTGAAGAATCAGTTCAAAAACATCAAGAGCATGACCAAGCAAGCCACGGAAACTGGGCTGAAGGCTCTCAGGGAACAGCCACCGAGTTATCTGATGACGAAATCAGCAACATAATTTCATCCTCAAAAACAGTTGATGAGATGTACCATAAAGTTGCCGAGAGATTAGGCAAGAGCATGAAGCCATCCGTAGAAAATCTTTCTGAAGATGAAATCAATTTCTACCGTGGCGTACAAGATGTTGATAGAGATGCCCAAAGATTATTAGACGGCAAGATTTTTTTCACACCATTTCAAACTTGGGGTCAAGGCATCTATGTATCCTCTGAACCAAATTATGCAGAAACATACGGCGAACTTATCCGCTTAAAATTAGATAAAAGCGCAAAATTAGTTGAGGGCGAAATTGCTTGGAATAAAGCGTTTAGCCTATTTGATAAAGAATCATCATTAGATATGCCAAAGATTTTGGACAGGATTACTTCTGGCAAGATGGACAATTTTTCTGATTCGGATATTGCAAACCTTTATTGGGCGGCAAAGGGTTATGACGGATACTCGGTCTATAAAGTAGGCAGGGCTGAAGTTGTTCTATTTAACGCCGATAAATTAACCGTTAATAAAGCCGATATTGGAACAGCAGTACAAAAGCATGGCACTCACGACCAGAAAACCCATGGCTCATGGGCTACAGGAAATTATGAAAATCTAACCGATTGGATTACGGAAGAATTATCAGTTTTCAGTTCCGATGAAGATAGACAAAAATATATTGAAGATACAATCAATAGCCAGCGAGTAAGCGCTTACGACAATACAAAGTACAGCGGAGCAGTTGAAACATACGAGGGCAAAATCGGGTATGACATCAATGAGGCTTTGAGAGACCCACAAATCAGCGATGATGGGTATATGAATACCGTTACAAAGTTAGATGAGGCTATAGATGCAATCGAGCCTATTTCGCAAGAGGTAATTGCATACCGTGGCGTAAAGGGTAACGGATTAGATTTTTTTGAAAAAATGAAAACTGGGGATACATATACCGATAAGGGATTTACCTCTACAACTATTGACCCTCATGTTGCAAAACAATTTGGCGGAGTCTCTGGATATTACGAAGGCATTATTTTCAAATATAAATTACCCGCTGGTACGAAAGGCATCTTCCCAAGCAATTTTACTGACAAATCAACAGGGCGAGATACAAGCGAGGCTGAATTTTTATTGCCCCGAAATAGTAAATTTAAGATTGTTGCCCAGCGTGGCAAAGTCTGGGATGTAGAGTTGGTGCCATGAGTTTAGAGAGATTCCAACATAATTCCAGCAAAGGTTTAAGCCTTGTAATGGAAAAACATGGTACCCATGACCAGAAAACCCATGGCAATTGGTCTACAGGTGGCACCGTATACACATCCATTATTGACCGCTTAAGCCAGAAAGATGTAACTGGCTTCAGTCTGGATATTTCTAGCCGTAACGAACCTACTAGCGGGTATATGTGTTCAAATGCTGGGGCTGAAGCAACAGTTCCCTATGATGATTTCTTCTCAAGTCGTGACCGTAGCCGAGAGGTTCTCTTGGATTACATCGAGAAGAACGCAGATGCACTTAGCGAGCGCGGAGCCTATTTTGGTATATGGGTTGTAAAAGACCAAGGAACCGTGTACCTTGATGTCTCACGCCGTTATGACTCCAGAGGTGAAGCAGTTCGCGCTGGGTTCGATAATGACCAGCAATCTGTGTACGACATTGATAAAGACGAATATATCTATATGAAGGATGAGGTAGATGACAGAGCAAACAAAGCCGTTGCTGACGGAAGTTCCAATCCCCGTCAATCAAATGACTCCAGAGGA